TCTTTTATGGGGTTAATTTTCAGCTGTCATTTTTCACTGAAGAAAAGGAAGGGGTATGGGTGGAAGGTATAGTGGGAAAAGGCGGGAAAAGGCGGGAAACCTTGGGACACAAGGGTTTGATGCGATGAGGGGCGGAATGGGAAAAGAGCTGGTTTTTCTTACCATCGTGAGATTTTGGGGTTTAGGAGCGTTAAAACGGGCGGTAGGCGGGGTTTGTAACGGCAGCGTTAACGGCGGCGTTAATGGCGTTAATGCTAGACGTGGTGCGGGTTTGAAGGTATTTTAGATGGCGGCCGGCGCGCGGGCGCGTTAACGGCATTTTGACAACCTGAAGACATACCTGGGAGGGGTAGGCAAAAACCGGCTCGAAGCCAGGTTAGACAAGGGTTTGAGGGTAATTTGGAAGAGGATGGTATTTGACAACCAAGAAGGCCTTAGGAAGGGTAAAACTTGCATAATTATACATAAATAATGCATAAATATACAAAGGTAAGATGGAAAGCGGTGGTCCAGCCGAATGTGGGGCGGCAGGGGCCGATTGATCGGCTCAAAAAGAGTGGTTAAAAGTAGGTTTAACGCGGGTTTAACGGAAGATTAACGCCCTCCCGGAGGGCACATAACAGACCGGGAGGGCGCTGGAAGGGACGCAATTAAGGGGGAATACGGTGTGATGAAGTATGACGAGGGACAAGAATTTGTCCTGAGAAGGTTTAATTAAAAGCCCTCTGCTTGTCTTACGTCAGGGCTTGCGGCGGTTCTTTCTTTGGTGGCGTTTTTGCCGGAGGGACCTGACTTGCCTGGAGCCACCTTCTGGGAGTAGTATCCGGTGGCCAGGTCGAGCACGTCCTTTCGCTGCTCCTCTGTTAACTCCGACCAGTAACAGAGGAGCTTTTTTGTTTCTTCGGGGAGATCGCTGGCGGCGGCCTCCTCCCTGTTTTCGGAGCGGTTCACACGCCCCATGCTCTGGATCAGGCTTTCCACGGCCGGCGGGGGCAGGCCGGAAAGTTCCGCGACCCGGTGCATGAAGCGCTCAGGCGGCATTTCCCCTTTCAGATAGGATTCTAATTCATTTTTTTCCAGGGCGGCCACGGCGGCCATGACGCGGGCGGCGTCGGGCTCCCTGGCGCGCTTTGCCGGTTGCGGCGGGCCAGGGCCTTCGCCTGCAATGAGCCATTCCATACTGCAGTTACACAATCGTGCAATCCTGTAAAGTATTTTTGCCTCTGGTATCCTTCCACGGGCGTAATTACACATAGCCGATTCTGAGATATTAAGCAGCCTTGCTGCTTCTTTTTGTGTCAACCCTGCCGCTTTGAGGGCAGCTTTGAGCCGAGTTCCAAAATCACTATCTGAGGTAGACAAACTCTCACCTCCCTTCAACCACACAAATGTGTAATTTCTTGTTGACCTTAGTTATACGATTGTGCTAAAATTAGTCCTGGGGAAAGAATTTAACCCCACAATTATATTATCACCAAGTTGAGCATCGGGCAAACGTAATCTAACGAGCCATTACGACAAAACCCGGAAAGGAGGTGCGGCGATGAAGAAGCGGCCGAAATACCTGTGGGGCCTGCGGCGCGTGGGACCCAACTGGGAGGTGATCGACTGGGAAGGGCACGTGTGGAGGAAGCGCAGTTTGGAAGAGGCCATCGAGTACGCCCGGAGCTTCGGGGCGGACCTGGAGCTTGAGGACGGGCGGATCATCCAGACGGCGGACGGCCGGGTGCTGAGGCTCCTGGCATAGCAAACAACAAATCATTTAAGGAGGAATGGCAAATGGCGGAACAGGTGAAAAAAGAAGCCGCCCAGGAAGGGCGGATGGACCTGAACAAGTGGTGGATTGGAAATGCTAGGATTCTTACCCTTGAGGAAGTGAATGCAGCGGTTAGGGAGTATCTTCTAACTTCCGGTTGTACTCCTCAATCAGGTAAGCCCGGAGAAACTCCCCAAAGCCGCTGGGGACAGTAACAGTTTCGTTAGGGTCCTTTTGTCGGAGCTGGTTGTCCATAAAGACCACCCGCTCCATGAGGAAAATCTGCACGTTAAGGGGCGATTTGCGAACCAGGGTTTGGATTTTATGAATAGGTTGCTTTTCCATATTGGCGATCTGTTCCAGGAGTTGAGATACTGCTTCCTTTGCCTCAAGGCGGGCCTTTTCAAACTCCTGATTGCTTGAGAAGGACCGTAGACCACTTTGACAGCGGCGGGCAACGGCTTCAGGAATGATGTCATGAAAAATTGAATTCAGGCGCTCTCTTAACTCAGCAACAGAAATGACCATTAGATTGTCAGTCACGATTTTCACCTCCTCTCCGGCGGGTTTGGGGTTTGGGTGCAGTAACCAAATTCGCCGGAGAGGGAGGAAATCCCTGTAAAGGTGGTGAGAAAATGCGTGAAAAGGTGCGGCAACTGCCGGTGGCGGCGGGTGGGAGCGGCCGGGAGGAGATGCTGCCGGTGCTGGCCCAGGAGGGCGACCTGGCGGTGGTGAGCGTGGACGGGCAGCCGGTGGTGACGGCCAGGGCGCTGGCCAGAGCGCTGGGGTATGCGGATGAGAGGTCAGTACACCGGATTTACAACCGGAATAAGGAGAGTTTTACCGAGCGTGACAGTTTCAAGGAAAGGGGGTATCAAATTGATTCCCCCTTGGGCAACTCGGAATTGAAGTACGACACAGGGGTGGTCAAATTGACCACCCCCTCCGGAGAGCAGCAGGTCCGCTACTTCACCAAGCGCGGTGCCCTGAAAATCTGCATGAAGTCGAACCAGCCGAAGGCGGTCATGGTGCAGGAGATGCTGATCGACCTGTACGAGGCGGTGGAGAGCCGGCGGCTCATCCCCGTAGAGGCCCTGCAGGAGGTGCAGCGGCGGCTGGACGAGCTGGCCCTGGAGGTGCGGCGGCTGGCGGCGGCCCAGGAGACGAAGATCGTCTACCTGCCCCGGCCTTTCAGGCCGAAGGCCACGGACGAGGAGGCCGTGGAGTTCCTGCGGCAGCTCTTCGAGGCGGAGCCGAGCCAGAAGACGATTGAGGCCATCAGGAAGCTGAAGACAGTGGCGGAGAAACGGGGCTGGCGGGTGGGCAGCCAGGCCAGCCTGTACCGGTTAGCCCAGAAGGTGCGATAAATCACGTCCGGGAGGTGGTTGCATGAAGCGGCTAACCAGGCTGGGGGTTGAAGTAAAGAGGTGGCTCTTGGACCACCGCATGACGCAGCGGGAACTGGCGGCCCGGCTGGGCGTCAGCGAACAGTACCTATCTAAAATCCTGTACGGCCAGAAGCCGGTGGGCAAGTACCTCCCGGCGCTGGCGGAAACGTTGGGCATGGGCGTGGACGAGCTGAAGGAGCTGGCGGCGTGAAGGCCGGGATACGGCCGGCACGCCTGCCGGCAAAAGCCACGCGACGGTAGTATGAGGGGGTTTCCAGGGTGGAAGTCAGGTTGACAGTGGCCGAGGCGGCCGACCTGATGGGGGTCAGCCGCCAGGCGGTGCTTAAAGCAATAAAGGCGTTCAACCCGGTAAGGGACGGCAATCAATGGCTAATCCCCCTTTCCGCCCTGCCCGCCCATGCCCAAAACCGTTATTTCGAGCAGCAGAAAACCGAACAGGTGTTAAAAGCCGCCGACGGCACCAACCTGGCGGAGATCATCGAAGCCGAGGGCCAGGAGATCGTCACTGAAGCCCTGCGGCGGGAGGTGTTCGTCCGCCAGGCGCTGGAGTACGCCGGCGAGGACGTGACAATGCAGCGGCAGAGCCTGGCCAGGATGGCCGGGGTCAGCCTGGCCACGCTGTACCGCTGGATTGCATCTTACCAGGAAAGGGGGTTTATGGGCATATTGGACGGACTGCGCAAGACCAGGGAAAGCGAGGGATACGGCAGCAAGTCCTTTGACCCGGAGGCCCTGGAATTTGCCAAGAAGCTCTACCTCACATCATTGAAGCCGACCCTGGCCTGGGTTTACGAGCGGGTGCAGGAGCGGGCGGAAGAAGAGGGCTGGAAGGTGGGCAGCTACCAGAGCTTCTGCCGGGCGATCAAGGACATGGTCAGCTACGCGGAAGAGGTCATGGGCCGCGAGGGCGTGGAGGCCTACCGGAAGAAGGTCATGCCCAAGGTAATCAGGCGCAAGCCGCGCTTGGTTAATCAGGTCTGGGTGGGCGACCACCACCAGTTGGACTTCTTTATCGAGCACAAAGGGAAGCTGGTGCGCCCCTGGCTGACGGCCTGGCTGGACATGACTACGGCGGCCTTTGTGGGCTGGTGCATCAGCCTGCAGCCGTCCAGCGACACCATCGCCCTGGCTTTCCGCCACGGCGTGCTGCCCAAGGCGGAACCGGATAACCCGCTGTGTGGCCTACCGATGGAAGCCTACATCGACAACGGCAAGGACTACCGGAGCGACCGGCTGGACGCCGTCTTCAAAGCCCTGCGCATAGACGTAACCTACTGCGAAGAATACAGCCCGTGGTCCAAACCGGTGGAAAGAGCCTTCGGCACGGTGGCCGACCGCTTCAGCCGCTACGCCCCCGGCTACATCGGCAATTCGCCCCAGAACAAGCCGGAAAAGGCCTTCGAGAAAGCCCAGAAGCTGCAGAAAGAAGGCAAGTTGTGGACCCTGGAGCAGACCATACAGCAGTTCGCCTATTGGTTGGTGTCCGACTACCACACCCGCATCCACTCCGGGATCAAGACCACCCCATACGACGCCTTCAGGAAAAAGCCCAAAGCGCGCCTGGACATGCCCGACCCGAGGGCGCTGGACATCCTGCTGATGCGCGCGGACACCAGAAAGGTGTTCGACGAGGGCATCAAGATGCAGAACTTCTGGTATGCTTCGCCGGAGCTGTGGAAGCTGGTGGGCGAAACGGTGACGGTCTATTACGACCCGTACCGCCTGGGCGAGCTGGTGGTTTACCACAAGGGCAAATTCGCCTGCCTGGCCTACAACCGGGAGCTTATGGAAATGGGAGCCACCCAGGACGACCTCAAAGAGTTCCTGGCCATGCGCCGGCGCGCCCAGAAGGAACTGGAGCGCCAGATCAAAGAGAACAACAAGACCCTGGAAGAAGTGGTCGAGGAGCGGCGCAGGGCCGGGGCCAGGGCGGGGACGACGGCCGTCCGAGCAGACAAGCCCCAGGTGGCTACTCTCACCGGCCACGAGGCGGCCGGAAAAGCGCGGGCCGAGGCCTCCATCCCGGCCAAGGCCGGCAAGCGGGCCAAGAGGAATCTGGCGGACGAGTACATCAAGGCGCTGGCCGAGGGCTAGGGCCTGAAATTCAAAACCCAAAGAAAAGGAGGAATGGAAGATGTCCCTGGCGTTGGTGGGCAAAAAAGAGGCTGCTGTTGACCAGGACCAGGCGCGGGAATGGCTGCGCTACATGACCGAGGAAAGGGGCGTCACGAAAGAGGAGATCGCCCGGCAGATCGGCGTTTCCAGGCCGCTGGTGTCCAGGTTCGCATCCGGGCTGGATTCCGAGCAGGTGGCGGCCAAGCTCCTGGAGCTGAAGGCGGCTGTGGAGGCGGCCGAACAGGCGCAGGCTTCCGGGGAGGCAGCGGCGGCTCAGGAGTACCGGACCACGGTGGACTTTATCATGACCGAGGACGCCAAACGGGTGATCGGAGTCTGCAAGGCCTGCGCCAAGGAGCGCGCCATGGGCGTGATCCTGGGGGCTCCCGGAAGCGGTAAAACCACGGCCCTGAACGAGTACCTGAAGCAGGACCCGCGCGCCATCCTGATCACCGCCGACGTGCTGATGACCAGCAAGCAACTGGTGGAAGAGATCGCCCAGGCCGTGGGGGTCGAACTGGGCGGGGGATTGAGGGACATCATGCAGCGGGTGGTGGCGGCCCTGCGGGCCGAGCCCCGGCTGATCATCGTGGATGAGGCCGACATGCTGGTGTCGTCCTCATCCCGGACGGTGCGCAAGTTGGAAATCCTGCGCATGCTTTACGACCAGGGGAAGACCGGCGTGGTGGTCTGCGGCCTGCCGCGCTTACGGGCCTGGCTTACCAGGGGACCTTCCCTGCGGGAGAACCTGGCCCAGCTCTACAGCCGGGTGAGCTTCCTGCGGGAGCTGCAGGGGGTGACTAAGGACGAGATGCAGGCCATCCTGGCCCAGTTCAACATGACACCGGCGGCCAGGGAGTACCTGCTGGCCAGGGGCGCGGCCAGGGAGGCCGGCGGGATGCGCCGGTTGACGACGATTTTGAGGCGGTCCTTGGATATAGCCGACGGCGGGGTGATCAATGAAGCGATAGTCATGGCGGCCGAGGAGCTGACTCTGAAATGAAACCCGCCCCGCTTCCCGCGCAGGGGCAAAAGGTCTGGCGTTACCTGAAGCTAAAGGCCGTGGGCCGCCGGAACGCCGTGCGGGCCAGGGATTTGGCCAGGGCGCTGGAAATGCCGGAGCGGACGGTCCGGGCCGCCATCCACGAGCTGCGGTGCCTGGGGGTGCCGGTGGGTTCGGCTCCTACGCCACCCACCGGGTTCTATATCCCGGCGGACCGGGAGGAAGCGGACGCCTGTTCCCGTCACCTGTGGGCCAGGGTGCGCGAGATCGCCCAGGCGGCCAGGGCCTTCGACCGGGCGGCGGAAGAACTGGGTTTACACCGGGGGCAGGCGGAGCAGATCAGGCTGGTCTTTGGAGAGGAGGGAGAATGATGGAAACCTATAAGCCCAGGCGCAGCGGCTACCCCCGCGACCTGCGGGAGGCCGGTCCGTCGGGCGAAGTGAAAACTTTCTGGCAGCCGGAAGCTTTCACCTGGTACGGCGAGGAGGCCCGCGTGAAGGGAAACGGCAACGACCCCTTCGTCTATGTGGGCAAGTCTCATTTAAGGGTTTCCAGCGCTGCGGCCCTGGAGGCCGGCATGAAGGCCGGCGACCGGGTGCAGATCGGCATCAACAAGCAATTTCTGGCCATTAAGAAAAGCGAAACTGGCATCCCGGCCAAGTCGGACAGGGGCAAGGCTTCCACTCATGGACTGCTTATTTCAGCGAGCAAGTTGATCAGAAAGCTGGCCGACGACGGCTGGCCCGTCCCCTGCCGCGTGGCCTGCGTGTTCGACCAGAAAAGCGGCATGCTGGTGGCCAAGAAACCTGGGGGGGCTTCATCATGATCTCTCCCTGGTGGCTAATAGCGGCCTTTATCATCGGGGGCTGGGTGGGCTTCTTTACGGCGGCCTGGCTTTCGGCGGCCGGGCGGACCGACGAGGAAGCAGGTGCGCTGTACCGGCCGGAGGTGACCGACTGATGGAGCTGGCGGAACTGCGGCAGCGGTACACTCCGGCCCAACTCCGGGTGGTGGACCAATACTTCCATGTGCTGGCCGCCACCCGGAAAACCGGCAAGATCGCCCCGTCGGTACTGGCCAAGGAGATGGAATACTGGTCCAGGTTCCCGCCCGAGGTGGTGGTGGAGGCCTTGCAAATCCACATCCGAAAATACCCGGCCAAAAAGGAAGCCTACACCAGGGGCATCATGCGGGAGCTGGCGCGGGAAAGGGGTGAAGCGAGTGCAAAAGCTGGCGCAGGCCATCCAGAGCGTGGCGGCTATGGCCGGGGTCGGTACAGGGGCCACTACATCGACGGAAGCGACGAAAGCAACATGCCCTTTTAGCGAGTGCGACGGCAGCGGCTGGGTGCTGGTCAAGGATGGACACGGCGAGCGGATGCGCCGCTGCCGCTGTTTTCTGGCCAGGGAGCAGCAGGCCAGACTGGAACGCCTGTTTAAGGCGGCCAGGGTGCCCCGGCGGTTTCAAAAGAAGCGCCTGGAAGACTTCGACCCTACCTACCAGAAGGGGGCCTGGAAGATCGCCTGCCGGTACGTGGAGCAATTCGAGGCCATCCGGGGCGAGAACAAAAACGGGCTGTGCTTCATCGGCCCGCCTGGCACGGGCAAGAGCCACCTGGCTTACGGCATCCTGAACAGCCTCCTGGCGAAGGGGGTGCCGGGAGTGTGCGGCAGCGTGCCGGAGATAATGGACTTGCTTCGCCCGCAGACCGGACCAGGCCAAGAGGCGCAGGAGCGCCTGGAACTACTGAAGACCCTGGACGTGGTGATCCTGGACGACCTGGGGGCGGAGCGCAATACCGAGTGGGTGACGGAACGCCTGTACGTCATCATCAACGCAAGGTATAACGACATGCTGCCGACCATTATCACCTCCAACCTGGAGCTGGAGGAACTGGAGAAGTTGCCGGGGTGGGAGCGGATCACCAGCAGGCTGTTCGAGATGTGCCACGTGGTTACGGTGGACGGGCCGGACTACCGGAAAGGGGTGAAACGGTGAGGATGTTTGCCAGAAGGAGCGGCCGGGTTGAACGGGTACAGGTGACGCCCGCCGACATTGCTGCGGCCCTGGAGGCGGTCCAACAGGCCGAGGCCAGGTTTAACCAGGTGACGGAAAGAGACCTGGTGGATGCCGCCGCGCTGGAAGTAACGGCGGCCCGGATAAGGCTCAGTTACCTGTTCAGGCTGGCCAGGATGGAGCGAGGCATAGCGTAAAAACTTCAAGGAGGGATGAACATGGCAAAGGCAGCAACCGCAAGGCGCAGGCTGGAGGACACCGCCCTCAAGAGCTGGACGGAGGTAGACGACACCCTGCGCGAAATCGGCCGGATCGACCTGGAGATCGAGAGCATGGAGGCGGAATACAACCGCAAGATAACCGACCTAAAAGAGGAGCTGGCCAACCAGGCCCAACCTCTCCAGGAGCGCAAGGCTTTCCTGGAGCGGTTGGTGAAGGAGTTCGCCGAAACTCACAAGGACGGCCTGGACGGCAAGAAGTCCAGGGAGCTGAACTTCGGGCGCATCGGTTTCCGGCAATCAACCAAAGTGATCCTGCGCAACGTCAAGGCCATCATCGCGGCTCTGAAAGCCAGGGGAATGACCGACTGCATCGTGATTAAGGAAGAGGTCAGCAAGGACACCCTTAAGAAATACGACCCGGCTACCGTAGAGGCCGTGGGCGCTAAGATCAAGACCGAAGACGTATTCTGGTACGAGGTCAACCGGGACAAGCTGGTGGAGGTGTAGGTCGTGAGGGGCGCGGTAGCGGAAATCCTGGTGTACATCTTTATCGGCTTCGCGGCCGGGTATTTCACGGCAGCGGTTGTAGTAGCGAGGCACTGGGGCTGGCTCCCATAGGGGGTGCCGGCCTTGCGCGGGAAGAAGGTTACGGTTATTCTCACAGAACATTTCAAGGAACGTTACCGGGAGCGGGTGGGCAACGCCCCCCCTTCCGCGCAGCAGGCCTGGGTGGCCAGGAGCCTCAAGAGCAGGAGACCCAAAAGCCAGAGCGACGGCAAGTTCAGGCTGAAACTGGTGGGCAGCCGGCATGTGGTGGTGCTGGCCAGGGAAAAGGGCGTATGGGTGGCGGTAACCGTAGAATGATGAAGCCAAGGGGGGTTGAACATGGACGGCATCACGGCAGCGCAAAGGAAGAAAGTCTTCGCTACCGCGAGGGAGCTGTGCCTGGACGACGACCTTCTGCACGCCATCGTGGAAGGCCTGACGGGCAAGGAACACATATCCGAACTGACCAAGCGGGAAGCCGCCCTGGTCATTGACGACCTGGAAAACCGGGCCAACCGTTCGCGGTCCATCGTTCTGCCGGGCGGCCGCAAGGTGGCCCTGGCCACCAAAAAGCAACTCTGGAAGATCAGGGAGCTGGAGAAGGAGCTGGGCTGGGCCGACAACCCGAAGCGCCTGCAGGGGTTCTGCCGCAAGTATGCCGGAGTGGACAACCCCCAGTGGCTTACCAGGGCGCAGGCCTGGCGGGTAATCGAGGGCTTAAAGGCCCTGGCCGGCAGAAAGGAGTGTGCGGCACCTTGACGCCGGCAGAATTGATGATTAAGATAACAGGGAGGGTGGCAATTTGGAGCAGTGGATGAAAGAGATCAATCCCGAGGTGCTGCCCGAGCCCTACCGGAAGCTGACATCCATCATCGGCCTGGAGAATACCATGAAACTGGCGAAGGAGTTCCAGGGCACCACCCTGTATTTTACAAAGCTGGACAGTACCATCAAGCTCATCAGGGACAAGAAAATCAGGGAGGAATTCGACGGCGGCAACCACAAGCAATTGGCGATCAAGTACGGGCTGACGGAGGCCTGGGTCAGGAAGATACTGGCCGAGCGGCCGGATGAAAGCCACCAGCCGTCCCTTTTTAGCGAGGAATTCCTGGAAAGCACTTTCGGGAAATAAATTTCTCAAGGGCTTTTTTTGAAACCGGATATGCGGGCAGGTTACAATCCCAGTAGATGCTGGGATTTTTCTTTTTGGTTCAAAACTTTGCCGGCGAGGTGCAACATGAGCAGCATTGCAGTGCAAATCCTTCTCATGGTCCTTTCGGCCACCCTGGCCGCTCTTGGGTACCTGATCCAGGACACCAGAAACACACTTAAAGAGCGGCAGGCGAAGCAGGAAGAGGCGACGGAGCTTCTGGCCAAGGAGCTGGCTGACTTTAAGGCTGCGCTTCCCCGCCAGTACGTCCTGCGGGAGGACTTCATCAGGACGACGGCCACCCTGGAGGCGAAGATCGACCGGGTGGCGACCGACACGACAGAAATTAAAGAGGCCATCGCCAAACTGGTGGGAGGTGTAAAGTAAGTGGCGAAGACCAATCGAGCCGAGGCCCGCGAGATCAGGGGCCGCATTTTGAAAATCCTGGACCTGGACTATCCCCACGAGGTAAGCGACCGCGTGATCGCCCTAACTCTAAATGACATAAGCTACAACGTTAACCCGGCCATTTTGCAGGGTTACCTGGACTACCTGGAGGACAAGGGGTACGTGGAGTGCCGGCAGCTTGAATCCGACGACCTGGGCCTGACCATGAGGGTGGCCAAGCTGACCGCGAAGGGCAAGGACCTGCTGGAGGGCAACATCCCGGACGATCCGGGAGTGAATGTTTAATGGCCAGGCGGAAGCACTCCAAGATCGAAAGGGAGCTGCCGCCCGAGCTGGTGGAGGAAATCAATGCCCGCCTGGTGGAGGGCCATACCTACCAGGAGGTGGCCGACTGGCTGAGGCAGATGGGCCACCAGGTCAGCAAGTCCTCCGTGGGCCGCTACGGCAAGGACTTCCTGGCCCGACTGGAGCGGCTGCGCATCGTGCGCGACCAGGCCAGGGCCATCGTGGAGGACAATGCCGACCGGCCGGCCACCGAGCTGAACGAAGCGGCCAGCGCCCTGGCCAGCCAGCTCATAACCGAGGCCCTGCTGGCCGCCGGGGATGCCGGGCAGGGGCTGGACAAGAAGGTTACCGAGGCCATCAAGGCCCTGGCACTGCTTGAGCGCAGCGCCGTGGCGAGGGAGCGGCTGAAGCTGGAGTTCAAACAAAAGGCGGAGGCGGCGGTGAAACAGATCGAGCAGACGGCCCAGAAGAAGGGCCTCGACCCGGAAACTTTGGCCATAATCAAGGAGCAAATCTATGGCATTATCTAGCGCCATCCAGTTAGCTGAATACCAGAAGAGATGGGTCGAGGACAAGAGCCGCTTCAAGATTGCCCTAAAAGCGCGGCAGACCGGTTTCTCCTTCGCCGTGGCCCTGGAAGTGGTGCTGGACGCAGTGGAGCATCGGACCTTGTGGGTGCTCCTTTCCCGTGGCGAACGGCAGAGCAAAGAGCTAATGGAGAAGGTAGCCATGCACGCCAGGGCCATCGGGGTGGCCTGCCAGGAGCTGGAGACGACGTTTCAGATCGACGATAAGGACTTCAAGCAGCTTGAGATACGCTTCCCCAACGGGTCAAAGGTGATCGGCCTGCCGGCAAACCCGGACACAGCCAGGGGCTTTTCCGGAAACGTGGTGCTGGACGAGTTCGCCTTCCACGCCGACAGCAGGAAGATATGGACGGCCCTCTACCCCACCATTACCAGGGGTTACAAAATCAGGGTAATCAGCACGCCACAGGGCAAGTCCAACAAGTTCTACAACCTGTGGATGGACGACACAGGTACCTGGTCGAAACACCGGGTAGACATTTACCAGGCCAAGGAACAGGGCATGGACGTAGACATCGAGGAGCTGCGCAAGGGCGTTGAGTCCGAGGACGACTGGCTGCAAGAGTTCTGCTGCGAGTTCCTTGACGAGGCCGACTCCCTCCTGCCCTACGAGATGATCAACAACTGTGAGGATGATCGGGCCACCACCGAGCTGCCCGAGGACTATGAGCCCCAGGGGGACCTTTACCTGGGGGTGGACATCGGCCGCAAGCGCGACCTGACGGTGATCTGGCTCTGCGAAGTCCTGGGGGATGTCTTCTGGACCAGGGCGGTCAAGGAATTAACTAAGACGCCGTTCCGGGTGCAAAGGCAGGAATTGTTCTGGTACCTCTCCCTGCCCCGCATGCGCCGGGCCTGCATCGACAGCACGGGCTTAGGGATGCAGCTTGCCGAGGAAGCTCAGGAGCGTTACGGCTATCTGGTGGAACCCGTCACCTTTACCCCTGCGGTGAAGCAGGAATTGGCGGTGACCCAGCGGCGCAAGTTCGAGGATCGCCTGGTGCGGATACCGGCCCGCCGGGAGATACGCGAGGACCTGCACAGCGTAAAGAAGGTTACCACGGCGGCCGGCAACATCCGCTATGACGCCGAGCGGAGCGAGTCCGGGGGCGGGCACGCGGACCGGTTCTGGGCTCTGGCCCTGGCTCTCCACGCCGGGACCAACCCGCCGGGCAGGCCGGAATACGAGTCGGTGGCCAAACGGCGGGCGGTTGTGAAGGGGGCTTACTAGTGCCGACGATTTACGGGCCGGACGGCCGGCCGATAAAAATGCGAGAAAAACCGATAATGGACGAGGTGGCGGTGGCCTCCATCCGGGACCGCTTCTCCTCTTACCCGTCGGTAGGGTTGACGCCCCAGCGGCTGGCCCGCATCTTCCGGGAGGCTGACGAGGGCGACATCCTGCGCCAGGCGGAACTATTCGAGGAGATGGAGGAAAAGGACCCCCACCTTTATAGTCTTCTGCAGACCAGGAAGAACGCGGTGCTGGGGCTGGATTACGACGTGATCCCGTTTTCCGACGACCCCAGGGACCGGGAAGTGGCGGACTTTATCACCGAGGCGCTGGACCACATCCTGGGCTTTGAGGAGGCCCTGCTGGACCTTTTAGACGCCATCGGCAAGGGAATTTCCGGTACAGAAATCATGTGGGAGATAGCCGACGGCCGGGTGTGGGCCAGGGAACTGCGCTGGGTACCTCAGAAAAGGTTCACTTTTACCGCAGACACCGGGGAGCTGCGCCTTTTGACGGACCAGAACCCGGTTCAGGGGATAGAGCTGCCGGCCAATAAGTTCATCATCCACAAGTACAAAGCCAGGAGCGGCCATCCATCCCGCCAGGGTGTGTTAAGGGTGGTGGCCTGGATGTACCTGTTCAAGAACTATACCCTGAAGGACTGGGTGGCTTTCGCCGAGGTCTTCGGCATGCCGCTGCGGCTGGGCAAGTACGACCCCGGAGCTTCCCCGGAGGACCGTGAAAAGCTCCTGCAGGCGGTGGTGCAACTGGGGACCGATGCCGCCGGCATCATCAGCCGCAACACGGACATTGAGTTCATCGAGACAAAGGGCACCGGCGGGGCGAGTATCTACCAGGGTCTGGCCAACTTCTGCAACGCCGAGATGTCCAAGGCCATCCTGGGGCAGACCCTGACCACCGAGGTGGGCAGCCGGGGCAGCTACGCCGCCAGCCAGACCCACGCGGAGGTGCGGCAGGACCTGCTGGAGGCGGACTGTAAGGCCCTGGCGGAAACCCTGCGCCGGGACCTGATCCGGCCTTTGGTGTTATTCAATTTCGGGCCGGAGGTAAGGCTGCCCTGGATCAAGTTCCACTACGAGCCGCCCGAGGACCTGGCGGCCGAGAGCAAGACCTACGCCACCCTGGTCAAAGAAGTGGGCCTGCCGATAGCGGCGGAGCATATTTACGAGAAGTTCGGCATTCCGAAGCCGGAAGCCGGCCAAACCCTGGTGACGCCGCCGGGCGGCGGGGCGATGCCCTTGAAGAACCTGGTCCTGTCCGACGGCGACCCGAGGACGGCCCAGGGCAAGGTGGACCGCCTGGCCGACCTGGCCGTGATGCAGGCCCTGCCGGTGGTGCGGGACATGCTGGAGCCGGTCAAGCGGGCCATCGCCGAGGCCACCAGCCTGGAGGAGCTGCGTGAGCGGCTGGCCGAGCTGTATGGCCAAATGGCCCGGGATGAGTTCGAGGACCTGGTACAGCGGGCCTTATACGCCGCCGACCTGTACGGGAGGTACACGGTGATCAATGGCTAGTCTAACGCAGATTGTGCTGGAACCCCTTCCCTTTGAGGAAGCCATCAGCTACTGGCGCTCCAAGGTAGTGCTGACACCGGAGGAGTTCCGGCGGCTGGCTGACGAGATTAAGGTCAACGCCTTCACGGTGGCGGACATGGCCGGGCTGGACATGCTGAACGAGGTTTGGAGGCTTCTGGACCAGGCCATTGCCGAAGGCCTGACGGTCAGGGAGTTCCAGGAAAAAGCCATGGAGCTTTTCAAAACCAGGGGCTGGGAGGGGGTCACCCCTTACCGCCTGGACAATATCTTCCGAACCAACATCCAGACGGCCTTCAACGTGGGTCGCTATAAGCAGATGACCGAACCGGACATCCTGGAGGCCAGGCCCTACTGGATGTATGATGCGGTGAATGACCGGCGGACCCGCCCCACCCACCTGGCCCTGGACGGGACGGTGCGCCGGGCCGACGACCCGTTTTGGGACACCTGGTACCCGCCCAACGGCTACCGCTGCCGCTGTGCGGTGCGCAACCTATCGGAGCGCGAAGTGAGGCGCAGAGGGCTGAAGGTAGAGACGGGAGCCGCCCCCGGACTGGTGGAGCCGCCGGGACAGCCGGCCCGGCCGCTAATACCCGATCCGGGATTCGGTTTTAACCCAGGAAAAGAGGCCTGGAAACCGAAACTGGAGAGGTACCCGCCCAGCCTACGAGAGGCGTACCGGAAGCGCCAGGAGGAGCGGACTAGGGAACGCCCCTAGAGGCCTCAAAAATGCCCTATTTTGAGCGGGGGATATTAAGATATTTACCCGAATCCGTTAACGCGCTGTAACGCCATTTAACGCGGTTTTAACGCATTATTAACGCGGGGGTGATGACATGCCGGCAAGCGAGGAAGAAAAGCGGGCGCAGGAAGCCCGATCCAGAAGGTATGGGATAGGTATCAAGCCCGACGGCAATGTGACCATGCCGGCGGAACACAAGCGCCGGTGGCCCAGCCTTACGGATGAGGACTACCTGGACCCCGTAAACTACCGCTACCCGTGCCCCAATGCTGAGCAGACCAGGGTGGCGGCAAGGTACTTGGGCCAGCCGGACAACCAGGAACAGTACACGGAAGCCGAGCGAGAGATTATATCCCGCCGGCTGGAAGAGAAAAAGAAGAAGTTTAAGATCGGCGAGTACGCCCAGGAGAACACCTTCGCGGTGACCCTGGCCAGCGACCTGGCCGGCCAGGTGCCCGAGTGGATACAGCTCCTCCCCTTCGGCCAGGTGCGGTCTGTCAAGGGGGACTTCACCGTGGACGAGGAAAGCATGTCCGAGATAATCAGCTACTTCAAGGCCAGGGGCAATGATATTGTGATTGACTATGAGCACCAGACCCTTGACGGCGGCCAGGCCCCGGCGGCCGGGTGGATAAAAGAGCTTGAGGACCGGGGGCCGGACGGACTCTGGGCCAGAGTAGAATGGACGGGGCGGGCCAAGGAGTACCTGGCAAACAAGGAATACCGGTACCTGTCACCGGTGGTGCTGGTGCGCCGGGCAGACAACAAGGCCGTGGCCATCCACTCGGTGGCCCTGACGAACGCGCCGGCTATGTCCGGGGTGCGGCCGATAGTCAATAAACATGGCAAGGAGGATGATAAGATGCCCAAGTTTATGGAAGAGCTGGCCAGGTTGCTGGGGCTTACCGGCCAGCCGGACGAGGTGAAGCTGCTGGAAGCAGTGAAGGCCCTCAAGGACAAGCCCCAACCCCCGGCCCACAAGGAGGTCCTGGAGCTTTTGGACCTCAAGGAGGATGCCGGGCTGGCGGAGGTCAAAGGCCGGGTGATTGCCTTGAAGAACCCGTCAGGCTATGTGCGGGTTGAAGAGTTCAAAGCCCTCCAGGACAAACTGGCCCAGCGGGAGCGCGACGAGCTGGTGGCCAGGGCGCTGGCGGAGGGCAAGATCACCCCGGCGCAGAAAGAGTGGGCCGAGCAGTACGCCCTGAAGGACCAGGAAGGGTTCAAGGCGTTCCTGGAGCAGGCCCCGCAAGTGGTGCCGCTCAAGCCGGCCACCGGCGGCGGTCCCGGCAAGCCTGCCACAGCGGTGGACGACGTGCAGGCTCTAGTCAACAAGATGTTGGGCGTTTCTGATGAGGACTTTAAGAAATACGGCGGCATGGAGGTGTAACGGATGGCAGCGTTAACCCAGGACCGGAATACGACCAGGAAGGCGGGCGGCCAGGCGGCCTATCCCGTGGCGGCCGGCGTGAAGATCTACGCCGGGGCCATGGTCTGCCTGAACGCCAGCGGCTACGCGGTGCCGGCTGCGGATATAGCAGGGCTGAAGTTCGTGGGGGTTTCCCGCCAATACGTGGACAATACCAGCGGGGCCAACGGTGCCCAGACGGTGCTGGTCTGGAAAGAGGGAGTCTTCGACTTCGAGGCCAGCGGCATGACCGCAGCGGACGTGGGCAAGCCGGTCTTCGTGAGCGACGACCAGACGGTGGCCCTATCCACCACCAATGCCGTTGGGTGCGGCATCATTACCGAGGTGGAATCGGCAACCAAGGTCTGGATTGATATTGCGGAGGCCAACCGGAGGACGGCCCAGGCGCAAGCCAACAGCACTGCCGCCGACGTGGCCGGGATTGTGGCGGACTTCAATGCCCTGCTGGCGAAGCTGAAGGCCGCCGGCATCATGGCATCTTAGGAGGGATAAAGGATGATTGTTAACCAGGCGACCCTGCAGAGCATTTACCGGAGCTTTAAGACCATTTTCAATAAGGCGTTCGAGAATACCCAGCCAGTTTACCCGCGCATTGCCACCGAGGTTCCTTCCTCCACCCGCGAGGAGGAATACAAGTGGCTGGGTAAGGTCCCGCGCATGCGGGAGTGGATCGGCGACCGGGTGATCCAAAACCTGGCCGCCCATGGGTACACCATCAAAAACCGCGATTGGGAAGCGACCGTGGCGGTGGACCGGAACGACATCGAGGACGACGCCATCGGCATTTACACTCCCCTGATCCAAGCCCTGGCCCAGTCAGCGGCCCTGCACCCTGACGAGCTGGTGTTTGAGCTTCTGGTCAACGGCTTCACCCAGAAGTGCTATGACGGGCAGCCGTTCTTCGCGGCCGAACACGTGGACGGCAACCAGCCTCCGCAGTCCAATGTCAGCACGGCGAAGCTCTCCGCTGCGTCTTACGCGGCTGCCAGGGCAGCCATGATGAGTTTTAAGGACGAGCACGGCCGGCCGCTGAAAATCGTCCCCAACCTGCTGGTAGTGGCCCCGGCCAACGAAGAAACGGCCCGGAAAATCCTGATGGCTGAAACAGATGCCACCGGCGCGACAAACCCCTGGCGGGGCACCGCCGAGCTGCTGGTGGCTCCCGAACTGGCAGGCAATGACAATATGTGGTTCCTGCTGGATGTGAGCAAACCGATTAAGCCCCTCATCTTCCAAAGGCGCAGAGCGCCGCAGTTTGTGGCCAAGGACCAGCCCGATGACGAGAACGTCTTCATGAAGAAGGAATTCCTCTACGGCGTGGATAGCCGCGACAATGCCGGCTATGGCTTGTGGCAACTGGCCTACGGTTCCACCGGCACTGCGGCGTAAGGGGTGACGGCGGATGATTCGGATAACGAGCAAGGTTGATGGGTACCGGCGGTGCGGGGTCCTTCACCCCGCCCGCCCTACCGAATACCCGGACGACAGATTTAGCGCCGAGGAACTGGCGGTGCTACAGGCTGACCCGCTCCTGACGGTGGAAGTGGAGCCCGACCGGGTGGATGCCAGGACGGTGGGATACCTGGACCCTGTGGGCCTGCAGGAAATGACCGTAGCCCAATTAAAAAAGCTGGCTGCCGATATGGAGCTGGAAGTCCCGGAGAAGGCCACTAAAAAGCAGTTGATTGCGCTGATTTGCAAGGAGCCGGTGATGGTGGATGACGAGGCTGCTGCGGGGGCTGCTGAATGATGTACTGCACCCTGGATGACCTGAAAAAGCAAGTAGCAGAGCCCGTCCTGGTCGAACTGACCGACGACGAAGGCCTGGGGACTATAAATACAGAACGGGTGGGCCGGGCCATCGAAGATGCCACCGACCTGATCAACTCTTACGCTGCAGCCCGGTACCAGACGCCTTTGAACCCGGTGCCGGGGGTGATCAGGAAGATTGCCGTGGACATCGCCCTGTATAACCTGTTTTCCCGGCGGGGCTACGACGAGGAGAGCGCCGACAAGTCGGTGGTGGACCGGTATAAGGCTGCCCTGACCTTCCTGGAGCAGTTGGCTAAGGGGCTGGTAAGCATCGGCGTGAGCCAGCCGCCGACGGAAGGCGGCGCGACAATTCAGTCCGGCGGCCGAATATTCAGCCGGGACACCATGAGGGGTTGGTAAGATGGCGCGGGAGGGCCTTCAAATCCAGGGCGACTTTCTGGCGGTGGAACGCCGGCTGGAACGCCTGGCCACGATCAACTTCACTGCCATCCACCGGGAGATAGGCGAGTATATCCTGGGCACGGTCCACGACCGCTTCAAAAAGGGCGAGGGGCCGGACGGCAAGAAGTGGCCTGCGTCCTACCGGGCCAAGGCGGAGGGCGGCCAGACCCTGGTAGATACCAGACATTTTCAAAACAGCTTTGACTACCGCGAAAGACCTGACCGGGTGGACGTGGGTACCAACTGGCCTTACGCCAGGGTCCACCAGGAGGGGCGCGTTATCAAGCCCCGCAAGGCCAAGGCGCTGCGCTTTCGGATTGGCGACCAGTGGGCGGTGAAGAAGCAAGTCAAGATACCGGCCAGGCCGGTGCTGGGGCTTAATAATGAGGATCAGGCCGAGATCAGGGAAATTGTGGCCGAGGCCATTAGGAGGGCGATTGAATGATTGCCCAGTGCAAACAATACCTGGCCCAGAAACTGCAGGCGGCCGGGATTAACGCAATTTATCAGACCGCTGAAGACAGCCAGAAGCATCACGCTCTCCCCTACGCACTGGTGTCGGCCAGCATGGACCTGCTTTCCCGGCAGGAGCGCCTGGAATACAGCCCCCAACGGGTGGCCATGGAAGACGACTTGGTAAATGGAGTGCGCCGGGTGCGGTGGCGGACGCATAAAAGGCACCTGCAGCTCCGGGTGGCCATCGTCCACCGGACCGAGGCGGAAGCCGAGGGAGTACTGACGACATTCCTGGCCAGCCTGGATCGCAGGTTTCTGGACGCCAGCGGAAACGCCGTTCTTATTAACGCTGAGATGGCCAGCCGTGAGGATGACGGGAGCCTCCTGCGCAACCAGGCGGGAGCGGAGGCGATAGTGTTCTTTGAGGGTGGAGTGTACCGGGACGAGGAGCTACCCCTTTTCAATGTGCCGGGCACCATGGCGCTGGAAAATGAAGTGACAGAGGAGGTTTAGCAATGGCCAGGGATAAGGACAAAAGCATAGATGAAACAGTTCGCCCTCCTGTTGAGGGAAAAACGATTGAAGAATTGGCGGCCGCAAGCGGGACGCCGGCCTGGGCCTTTGAAGGCCTGAAGGTCCGGCAGAACTGGGCCGCCGGCAAGGTGGTAACCGAAGAAGAGTACCAGAAGGCCCTGAAGGACTTTTTGGCCGGGCCGCTGGTAAAGAAGGGGTGATTGATTGATGGCTACCCTGCCAGATGTAAGTATATCCATTCTGGATGGCGGTCTGGGGCTGGTGAGCCCCGGAGCGGCCGGAGTGCATGCCAAGGTCGGCGTATGTTCCGCCGGTACGGTTAACCAGATTGTGGGTATTTCTGACCCGAGCAAAATCAAAGACCTGTTCGGTACCGGACCGCTGGCCAACGCCCTGGGCGACAGCTTCCAGGCGGGCAGCAAGGTGGTCTATGCAGTGCGGGCCAATGGGGATATAGCCGGAACCATTAGCACCATCTCCTCCACCAAGACCGGCACCGGCAACATGACCGCCGCCGGTAGTCCGCTGGACGCCTATCAAGTGCAGGTGAAGATCGCCGACCCCGGCGGGTTAAATGCAGCCTCATTCCGTTACAGCCTGGACGGGGGCGATACCTGGAGCGGAAAGCTGACAGTGCAGGCGTCATACGCCATCCCGGACACGGGGATCACGTTAAACTTCACCGAGGATGCAGTGAACCCTGAAAACAGCTTCAAGGCCGGCGATCTGTACCAGTTCAATACCACAGCGCCCGAGGCCAGCGTATCCAGTGTCCAGGCGGCGGTCCAAGCCCTGCTGGATTCCGCCTACGAGTTTGAGTTTATTCACGTGGTGGGCGAATCGGACGCCGCCATGTGGACGGCTCTTTCCAGCCTGGCCAGCATGGCGGAGAGCAAGTTCCGCTATATTCATTTCCTGGCCGAGGCCGCCGGACCGGCAGCCACCGACACGGTAGACACCTGGGTAAACGCGCGGGTCACCGAGGCCCAGAACTTCGCTTCCACCAGGGTGGCGGTCTGTGCCGCCAGGGGCGAAGTGATTGACCTCCTGACCGGCAGGCAGGTGGAGCGGAACCTGGCAGGCATCTACGCCGGCTGGGTGAGTTCCTGCAAGATACAAAAGAGCCCCGGCGAGGTGGCCCTGGGCGCTGTTCCCGGCATTGTGCGGCTGCTGCCTGACGGTTTGAATGATGCACATATCCTGGCGCTAGACGAGGCGCGATATGTTACCTTCAGGCAGTATATTGGCATGGCTGGCTTTTATGTGACCAATGGGCGGATGATGGCTCCGGAGGTCAGCGACTTCCGCTACGTTGAGTTGCGCAGGGTGATGGATAAGGCCTGCGCTCAAGTAAGGATGGCGGCGCTCCGGCACGAGCACAGCGAGGCCACGCCGGCGGGAATTGACGCCTTGGAAGGCGACCTGACGGCACCCCTGGACATCATGACCGGTGCGGGAGAGATCATGGCCGGCCGGGTGGTGATCCCCAGGGACCAGGACGTGATCGCCACTTCCACCCTGCGGGTTAAGGTGCGAATCGTGCCGGTGCCCATCATGCGCTGGATTGAAGTCGAAACGGGGTTTGAGAACCCCTTCCAGGCTTAGGAGGTGAACCGGGGTGATTAACGGCAAGCGCTATGGCTGGGAGGACATCACCATCAACCTGCCCCACGGCCCTCTTCTGGACGTGGAAAGCATCGAGTACAGCGACAAGCAAGACAAAGAAGGCATCTACGGACGAGGCTCCCTCCCGCGCGGCTACGGGGTGGGCAACTACGAGGGCGAGGGTAAGCTGACTTTGAAGCGCGAGGAGTTCAATCGCCTGGTGGATTACGCCAAGGCACAGAAGCGCAGCCTTTACCGGTTGCCGCCTTTCAACATTTCAGTCAGCTACGCCAATGAAGATGAGCCGATCACGACCGACAGAATCAAGGGCGTCACGTTCACGGAAACGAGTACCAGCATCAGCCAGGGGGACACCAGCGTGAACGTGGAGCTGAGTTTTATCATCCTGAACGGCATTGAATGGGGCGGCCTGGGGCCGAGCTAAGGAGGGTGAGTTATGAGACCTAACGAAGAGCAAGTGCAGGCATGGAAGTCCCAATACGGTGATGTATACGAGCTGACGGGGGAAACAGAAGACGGTTCCCAAACATATTACTTCATCTTCAGGAAACCGGGCCGGGCGGCCTTAAGCCGTTTTGCCAAGCAGGTCATGAGCGATGCCTTGAAGGCCATGCACAACCTGATTTTTGACTGCCTTCTCTTCCCCGATCAGGACGAGGTGCGCAAGCTGTTCGAGGAGAAGCCGGGCATGGCCATCTCTGTGGGCAGCGAGCTGCAAAAGATCGTAGGCACCAATCAAGATTTTTTCGTGAAGCGGTTGTAAGGCGACTGGAGGCGTTAAAGCAGGACGGCCTGGGCCAGACGGATCTGCTTATTTCCCTTCACTTCGGGCTATCCGACAAAGAAGTAGCCGACTTGAATGATGAGGAATACGTGGAGTTAGCTGCCCAGGCCTATTTCCTGGAGGAGCGAGAAGCCGAGCTGGTAAAGCTGGGGGTGCTCAAGGCTCTCGGGGAGATTTTTCGGAGGCGCTAGGCTTCCGGCCGGCTTCGTCCCAGCCTTCTTTGAACGCCTTGCCCCACGCGGCGGCGACTTCGCCCATGGACGTTAGGAGCAAAGCCAAAAGCGGCGGGCCGAACCGGATGGCTGCCCAGATTAGCGCCAGCAAGGTCCCGATACCGAAGAAGAAAAAGAACGTGCCGAGAAACCCAAAATACACTTTTTCTCACCTCTAAGTTAAATTTTAGTCCTTGCCGGAGGGGGTGTCAATGATTGGAATCGCTGTTCAAACTGGGCGTGATAGTCACGACCATTGACAAATTGACCGGACCGGCCCGCAAGATGGCCCAGGCGGTCACAAACCTGGAAAAGACCATGCAAGCCGCCAGGGGCATGGTGGAGTTTGGACAGCGGATGTCCCTTTCCGGCGCTCTGGTCCAGGGCGCGGCAGACAAGATGATGGGGATACTGTCCAATCTTATGCAGCCGCTGATGGAAACACAGCGGGCATTGGGAGAAGTGGCATCTTTAGGTGTTAAAGACCTTGACTCTCTTGATAGGGCAGCCCGAGAATTTACCGACAACTGGGCAGGAACTACTAAAGCACAGTTTATTACTGCGGCCTACGATATCAAATCGGGCATATCCAGCCTGACCGACGCCGCAGTGGGTGACTTTACAAAGATGGCGGCCCTAACAGCTAAAGCCACCAAAGCAACTGTAGGTGAAATGACTTCGCTGCTGGCCACTGGCTACGGGATTTATAAGGACATGTACGACAAAATGAGCGACGCCGAATTTGCCCAGATGTTCAGTGCCGGTATAGCCGCCAGCGTGCAGGCATTTAAGACGACAGGTTCCGGCATGGCCCAGGCCATCAGCACTTTGGGGGCGACGGCCACCACCGCCAAGCGGCCGCTGGAAGAGCAGTTAGCTGTCCTGGGCATGCTGCAGGCCACCATGACGGGCGGCGAGGCAGGAACCAAATACAGAGCCTTTATTCAATCGGCGGCCAGTGCCGGGGAGAAACTGGGCCTGACCTTCGTTGACAACCAGAAACAGCTTCTTGGAATTGCTGACATCATCGACAGGCTGCGCCAGAAATATGGGGAAACGCTGGACGCCATGGAGAAACAGGAAATTCAAAAGGCTTTCGGTACCCAGGAGGCTGTTGCCGTTATTGACCTTTTCTACAACAAGGTGGGCGACCTACGGAAGAGTACGGAAAGCCTTGGAGGGGCTATGAAACAGGGCACTAGCTTTATCGAACAGATGGCGTCGGCCATGAATACCGGCCCGGCCGCCCAGCTTGAACTTCTGCAGCAGAATATTGCCAACTTCAAAGAAGACATCGCCAAGTATCTTGTTCCGGTCCTGGGACAGGTCACGCCAGTAATCAAAGATATACTGAGGCAGTTGAGCCAGTTTGCCCAGGCGCGTCCGGACTTGGTGAAAACCGCTGTGGTGCTTGCCGCTGTAGGCGCGGGGGCGCTAGCCATCTTAGCCCCCATTTTGACAGTAGCCGGCGCATTTATCATCATGGGCGGTTACGCCCTCCAGGGGGTTACCATGGCCGGCAGGGGAATTGCCTGGCTGAAGGGCAAGCTGACCGACAAGGCCATCCTGGATGCAATCAGAAAGATAGGCTCCGGCATGCGGACGGGCTTTGAGGCCGGCGGCCGGGCGGCCATGGCTGCGGGCCGCTGGGTAGTCTCCATGGGCAAGAATTTGGGGCAGGCCGCTGTAAGCGCCGGCAGGTTCGCACTGGTGGCCGGGGGCAAGGCCCTGGAGGCTGCCAGGGCGATGGGGACAGCGTTATTCAACCTCGGCAAGCAGGCCCTCTTTACGGCCATTCGGGCGTTGCCGGGACTCATTGCCAGCGTATGGAGTTTTACGGCCGCCCTGCTGGCCAACCCCATTACCTGGGTGGTGTTGGCAATCATCGGACTTATTGCGGTTATTGTGCTCTTAATCAGGCACTGGGACACCGTCAAGGTGGCGGTGATCAGCGCCTGGGAGACCATCAAAGGAGCTGTCGGCGCCGGGGTAGCCTTCGTCGGCAACCTGGCAAACAACTTTTGGCTGGTAATCAAGGGCGGCATAGACAAGGCGCTGGCCTGGCTGAACGGGCTCTGGGGTACGTTCCAGCAATCCGGCCGGGCGCTCTGGGAGGCATTCACAGAGGGCCTCAAGTCGGTCATCAGCAAGCCGGTGGAAGTGGTGAAAAGCGGCCTGGCCAAGATCAGGGAGATGCTACCTTTTTCCGACGCCAAGACCGGACCCCTTTCCACCCTCACCAGGAGCGGTGAAGCCATGGTAACGACCTTCCAGAGCGGCGTGGAGAAGAAAATGGAAGGGCTAAGGAAGGCGGTAGCCGCCGGCCTGGCCGGGTTAGCTCTGGCCTCTCCCCTGCCTTCCTTTCCCTCAACCCCGCCGGCTGCCGTGCCGAGGGTTGCTGATGTTATTACGGCCGACGTGCCGGATCTCTCCGGGCTTTTCCCGGCGGCCACAAGGCCGGCGACGGTCAGGGCTGCCGGCCCAAGGCCAGTAACCATAAATGGTGACGTGCACCTGCACGTGGACAGGGTGGACAGCCCCGAAGACCTGTGGCAGGCGTTGCGACGCTTTGCTGAGGAAGTGAGCGGCTGATGGCAAGAGAGATTATTACTGACGACTTCGGGCAGGTGAAGCTGGGCGAGCAGGTGCTGCCGGGGGTCATCCAACAGATAGAGATTGAGTGCAATGTGCGGGTAGACATGGAGGAGGTACCCGGCCAGTCCGGCTCCTCCAAGCAGCCCCAGGGGTACGAGGACGCCAAAATAACCGTCAGGATTGCCCTCCCGACGGACGAGGAGAGCAACTGCTACAGCAAGGTGGCGGAGCTGGAGCGCAGCTTCAAGAAGGTGGACAGCCAAGCCAAACCCTATGTGTACCGTATAGTAAACAAGCACGCTGCAGCCAGGGGCATCAGCCAGGTGGTTTACCAGGGGCTACGGACCACGGAAGGCAACGGGGACGACACCATAACGGCCGAGATTAGCCTGTTGGAGTTCAAACCCGTGGTGGTCAAGACCGAGCAGATCGCCACCAAGAAGGCCACCACGGCCCAGCCGGCTGATGGGCAGTACGTGGTTAAGAAGGGCGACACCATGTGGGGCATCGCCAGGACCTACGGAATTTCCCTGGCCGATCTGGTCAAGGCCAACCCGCAAATCGAGAATCCCAATCTAATCTACCCAGGGCAGCGGATTAACATACCTGCCAAGAAGCAAGCGGTGGCCGCCGGGAGCAGTCCTGCGGTAGACGACGACGTGGTGTAGAGGTGGCGCTGGATGAGCGAGTATATCTCCCCGGCCTGGGATATTGAGATTGGACCTTATACGGTGCAGAAAATGACAAGGTTTGACGTCGTGTCTTCCCGTCAGGCCCCTATTGATCTGGCCGAGATTGAGCTGCCGAAGGCCGGCCTGCCCGCCGATATCGCCGCCGGGGACAGGGTACGCATCAGCCAGGGCTACCGGGAAAAGGGATTGTGGCTTATATTCGACGGGGAAATCGCAAGGCTGGAACCCAGGTCCACCACCACGGTGGTATTCGCCCAGGACCAGGGGGTCAAGCTAAAGCGGACCGAGTTCTCTCAGACCTTTATCCAGGTCCAGCCCAGGGCAATTATCCAGCAGGGCCTGCAGAAGGCCGGAGTGACCGCCTACCGGTTAAGCAGCAAAGCGCTGCCGCCCAGGCCGTCCTTTGTGGCCAGCGGCAACTGCCTGGAAGTTTTCAAGCGGGTGAACATGACCTGGGGCCTGGACTGGGCCTATTACTTCGAGCCGGAGGGTGAGTTCTACTGGGGGCCTTGGGAGGAATCGCCCAGGTACGAGCAGACCGAGCTTACCAGGCTGGAATATGGCGTCAATATCCTGGAACCCACGCGGGTCGAGAACGACGGCGAGCGTGGCCTGATCACCACCTTTGCCATGCCCTGGATCAGACACTCTCACCGGATCATCATCGTGGATCCCCGACACTTCGCGGAACCGGTGGAGGCGCGGGTTGAGCGCTGCCACTACCACCACGATGCCCAGAAAGCGAGGTTGACCCTGGAATGGTCACGAGGGAAGAAATAGAGAAAGTGCTTAAGGCCCTGGTAGGGCAGGTGTTTCCGGTGCTAAACGGAGCGCTTTACCCCGTGAAGGGCAAGGTCATTAAAACCTACAATGAGGGCCGGCAGGCCGACGTCCGGGTGCTGGACAGCTCAGGTAATGCCCTTTCGTCCTGGCCAGTGCTGGCTAAGTTACGGGTACCAGGGAACCAGACGGTACAAACAGGGGACCAGGTGCGAATTGGTTTCTACTATGCCGACCCCAGCCAGCCTTACATTGACGAGGTGTTGAAATGATGGATGAAGCGCTGGGCACAGACATCCGCATTGAAGATGGCGACTTTGTGACCAACCCAACGGGCGACATCCAGCTTGTGACAGGCAAGGCCTGCGTGGCCCAGGACATTAAGCACAAGTTAATGTCGCCGGCGGATGCCCTTTTCCTGCACCCAGGATGGGGTGCTGACCTGGTGCGGTTTATCCACGCTGCCAATGATCCGCTGAACAGGCTGGACCTGCAACAGGCCGTCCAGGAAGCTCTGGAGAGAGACCCACGGGTGGAGGCCGGAACCGCAGCGGCCGAAGTTTTAAGCTGGGAGCGCGACCATATCAGCATCAGGGCAACATGCAGAATTATAGGGGAAACAAACCCTTTGAACCTAGTCATCGACCTTTCCGGCGGGGAGATACGGATTGAGGTGATCTGATGGTTGACTTTCGACAGCTACTTGGCTTGAAGAGCCTAGAAACATTGCTTAAGGAGTTCTTTGACCGCTTCCGGGCCGCCGGTGGCAAGGTTACCAACCTGAACCCCGGCGGAGTGCTTAGAACCCTGGCAGAAAGCAGTCTTGCCCCGGTGGCGGAACAGTACGACCTGCTGGAAAAAGTTGTTCCCCAGGGTTTCGCCGCCTATGCCACCGGGCAGTGGCTGGACCTCAAGGCCCAGGATGTGGGGCTCACCAGGCGTGAGGCAAAAAAAACCAAGGGCATGGTGACGGTAACCAGGAAGGACGCTTCCTCTCCCCTGCTCATTCCGGCCGGCACGGTGGTAAAAACGGAACCGGGTCCTGACGGTGAGAGCCTGAGATATTTCGTTACCTCCGACGTGGTGCTGCCGGCCGGGCAGGCCCAGGGCAGCGTGCCAGTCGAAGCGGAGTTTCCTGGAGAGAAGTACAACGTCGGGGAAGGATACATCACCGTGCTGGAGACTTACATCCCCGGCGTTGACGAGTTAACTAACGGGGCCAATTGGATCACTGAGGAAGGGACGGACACCGAAAGCGACGAGGAGTTGCGCCAGCGCTACTTCCTGCGCTGGAACGAGCTGGCCCTGGGGGGCACTGATGCGTCATATATCTCCTGGGCCAAGTCGGTGGCCGGCGTGGTGGATGTGGCGGTGAACAGCCAGTTCCCGCGCGGCCAGGGCACGGTGGACGTCATTATTACCGGCCCGGAGGGTGCGCCATCTGGGGAGCTGATCCAGCAGGTCCAGGACTACATTGACCAGCGGCGGCCCAATGTGGCCAACGTGCTGGTGAAGGGGCCGAGAATCCGGACGGTTGACGTGGCGACTACCATTTACCTGCCTAACGACAAAGGGGACGAAGCGGCCGCCCGAGCCGCCGGCGAGCAGGCCATCCAGGCGTACTTCGGTATCGGCCAGGTAGCCGGTATCGCCCAACGGCGGATCGGCGAGAGCCTTTACCTGGCCAGGCTGACGGCGCTGTTAATGGCCGTGCCCGATGCGGTGAACGCGATCATCTCCAGCCCGACAAGCGACGTTATTGTGCAGCCAGACGAGCTAACCGTGTTAGGCACCCTGACCATTACGGTAGAGAGGCTGGCGTAAATGAAATTCGGAGAGTACATCCTGAGCCTGCTGCCTGGGTTCTTGCGGCGGCGGGACGGAACAAAAACAGATATTGAGCGCTGGGCCGAGGCCCTGGGAGTAAGCCTTGACGAATTGAAGCAGGCCATCTTCAAGGTGCGCCGGGCGTGGCTTTTGGACACAGCCACGGGCCAGGCCCTTGACCTACATGGTACTGACAGGGGTATCCCCAGGTTGCCGGGGGAAAGCGACGATTCCTACCGCCAGCGCCTGAAAGCCGCCTACCAGACCTATGCTTTGGGGGGCACCAATCCCGGCCTGGTGGAAGTGCTAAAGGTGATGGGCTACCCGAACGCGCGCATCCATGAATTGTTCAAGGATGGCGTTGTGGTTCCCTTACACAACGGTCAGAACCTTTACAACGGAGCAGCTAGGCACCAGGGCGGCGTCCGGTGGGCGGAGTTCAAGATTTTCATGGGGATCGAGGACGGTAAGGACTACGCTGCCGCCGAGCGCCAGGCGCTGCTGGCCGCCATCAAGAAGGTTAAGGCCTCCCACTCTATGCTAGCCGCTCTGGCCTTAGAGCTTGCTCTTACCGACCGCCTGGCGCTAAAAGAGCAACAGGCGATTGTAGCAAGCTATAGTGCCGAAGACGGCACCGCCGGCCCGATCCTGCGGCACACCGGGGCAGCGCCTTATGGGATAAGGCACGACGGCAGGGCGTTCTACCAGTCCGGCCGGCTGCGGGACGGCATTCCTGAAATGACAACAGCCTTAGAGATAGGACCGGAGGTTATTCCCGGCCACCGGGACCATCGGGTGGCTTATAAACATGACGGCGGTGGCCCCAGGCACCGGCACTCCGGCAGCCTGCTGCGGATGGGGTTTTGGCATCATAACGGGCAGGCCCGCCACGACGGGGCGTTAAGGTATCGCGACGGCGTGGCTCATTACGGCGATAAAGAACTGGTGCATGGAGGACTGGTCAGGTACGGGTCCGGTACGCCCCGGAACGGGAGTATCACCTACGGGGCCAACGGACTAAATGATGGCCTGCACCTGGTGGTCCGGCGCAAAGGGCTGCCCGTAGAAGTTGACGCGGCTTAGGAGGTGATAACTTGAAGTTAGAACTGGCGGAGAGACACGGCCTGGCTGGAAGGCTGCGCCTGGTAATCCGTAGGCGCGGGCGGGTTGTGGAAATTGACGATGACGACAACCTGGTGATGGACGGCCCGAGGGCGGACATAGCCAGCAACCTGGCCGGCGTCCAGGTGGCTATTCTCCCAATTACCCATGTGGCCGTCGGGACCAACGGCACCGCGCCAACAGGCCAGGACCAGGCGATCACCAACGCCTTCACGAAGCCGCTGCTGCAGGTTACCCGGCCATCACCCATGGTGGTGGTGTGCACCTTCCAAATCCTGAGCAGCGACGCCAACGGGCTGGCCATTCGGGAATTCGGGCTTTTGCGGTCCGACGGCAGCCTGTATGCCCGGAGAACGCGAGGCGGCAAGGTGATCGAGAAAGACAGCGACATTGAGATTGACGGCGAGTGGACACTTTACACGTAATCATGCGGAGGTGATAGCATGGCCAACTTGCCAGAAGTAGCGCAATGGGAACCGGGGATCTATCAAATTGAGGAAACCGACCCGGTGCAGGGAGGCCCCAATGGCATTGACAACCTGCCAAATAAGCAGCTTGCAAACCGGACGGCCTACCTGAAGCAGCAACAGGACGCCCTAAAAACCGAGATCGAGGCGGCCAGGGGAGGTTTCGGCAGCCTTGATGCCCGCCTGGATGCCCTGGAAACCCAGACTTTGCAGGGAGAAAGCACATTCGCCGGTACCAGCGGCAGAACCGTAAGCCATTCCTTGGGTCACACCAATTACATCGTCAACGTGGTACCCATTCAGGATACCGGTGGAGACCTGGGGGACGTGTTCATTTCCAAAGCCAGCAACGCCTTCACCGTTTACAATACAGGCGGGTTCACCGGCAGCTTCCGGTACCAGCTCATGACGTAAGGAGGCAGAAAGATGATAGTTCAACGCGACCCTAACAAACCTAATGAAGTTGTATCCATCGGCCAGGCTCTCCCCAATCGCCTGGTGGTGGCGGCTTTCCGCTTTCCAGGCGGTCAGTGTACTGGCGGGACTATAGACCTGACACCATTTCAGGGCGGCCCCTTCAGACTTTATTTGGAAGAGGATGGCAGCTTAAGCACCGAGCTTTTCCGGGACCATTACTGGCTCCTGGCGGAAGCCGTTCTGCCGGAGCGGCAGTTTGATAGCCGGCCTACCGGAATGACCGATGAGAATGGGCAGCCCATTATGGAGATGGTGGAGCGCCCGCTGGACCTGAATGATGTCCAGATTACTGTATTCCCCTTACCGGAGGTGGAGTAAATGGCAAATGTTAGCAAATTGTCCCTGGCTGCCCTGCGGGACCGGATAGCTGCCGGCACCCGCGAGGTGGACGTAGTCCACAACTCCAAAGCCGACGGGACTGGCATAATGATGGTATCCAAGATGATTTATATACCTAAGTTCCGCATTCCCGCTGGCCTATGGGACAACGGGGCCTTCCCGCCCCAGGACCTTAAACTCGGCGGTTTTCTGATAGACAAGTACCCCTGCAGCCAGCCTGATGCCACCAACAGCAGCCGTGGCAGCACCTCGGCGAACAGCCCCGGCCAGGTGGCGGCGGTGTCCCAGCAGGGTGTCGTCCCCTGGACCGACATAAACTGGGACAATGCGAAGATCGCCTGCGCTAACCGCAAGATAAACGGCCGGTCCTGCCACCTCGTGACCATGAAAGAATGGGCCACTATATGCTTCCTAATCAAACTTCTTGGGCACGACATCCGGGGCAACAACAACTGGGGTCGAGATTACCGCGACCCCGACTCTTGGGAGTACTATGGGATAGCAGATCCGGTGGTGGCAAGCTATACCCAGCAATACTCGCCTAACAAACAGTACTCGCGCTGCCTTACTGGCTCGGGGCCTATTTCCTGGTCGCACAACGGCATGGCCAATGGCGTCTTCGATATCGTGGGCAACCTCTGGGAGTGGGTGGACTTCCTCATTGACTGCGGGAGGTACCAGGCCATAAAGTCCGCGGCCATAAGCGATCCGGACGGCATTACCGCGACCGACACAGCCATAGTGATCGGCAACGTGGAGAACCCCGAGCTCTGGCCAGCCAGCAACGGTCTGATCCTGATCAAAGCCGAGGGCACAAACACCGACGAGTACGTGATCTACAGCTCCATGGTAAACAACGGCAACGGCACGTATACCCTGACCGGCTGCCAGCGCGGCCAGAAGGGGACAGCCGCCAGCGCCCACTCGAACGGCGCCGTGGTGCAGCAGATCACCGACTACTGCGTGATTCCGGGCGGTTGGACGGCCAAAATTGCCGATGCTGGCCTTAACAATACCACCAACCCGGCCACCTTTACCATTTCTGACCTGGTTCTGGGTCCTGGAAGCTCCGGCCCAGCGGCAGGAGATGTTCTGCAGTGCGAAAACGAACAACTCACCATCACGGCCGTTAATGGGACAAGCATCACCGCGAACCGCGGAGCAAACGGCTCCGCCATAGCAGCTCATGCCCAGGGTATCGGTATTGCAAGGATTTCACCCCAAATGACCAATGATCTTGCTTCTTCCACAGGTGATTACGCCGCTTACCAATTTGGGAAATTCGTTGCTATGCGGACGGAAGCCGAGCTCGCCGCCCTGGCGCTGCCGGCCACCGTATCTTCCGGTGGAAGCGAAGAGTGGAAAGATGGTTTCTGGTTGCGCAACTATAAACAACGCGCGGCTCTCCGGGGCGGGTACTGGTACAATGGGTCGAACGCCCGCGCTGGGTTCGCCCTCACCCTGGACAACCTGCCGTCGAGCGTGTACGTCAGCATCGGCTTCCGCGCCGCTTTGTCTTTGTGATCTGAACCCTGAAAACTGAAGCTCTGAAGGCCCCGCGATAGCGGGGCCTGGAGCAATCCTTTGAGGTCAAGCGATGGCTCAAGAATTGATCCTAAAAGAAAAGTGTAAGGACATGATGAAGTATGGCTACCAGGCCATCAGAGATATTCCAAAGGATTATCGTTATACATTGGGAACCGACATTCGGAACTCTATGACCCGACTGCTCCAGCTCATTATCCGGTGCGGCAAACGGTATTACAAGAAAACAACCCTGGAGGACATGGACATTGAGCTGGACACTCTCAGAACCCTTATCCTGGTAGCAGTGGAGAACCGAGTGATCACCGTTAAAGAGTTTGAACATTGGTCGGTCTTACTGGACGAATTGGGCCGCATGATTGGCGGGTGGATACGTTCTATTAAGGCTAAGAATTAGGGCCTGGGCTGAAACGCGCGGCTCTCCGGGGCGGGAACTGGAACAATGGGTCGAACGCCCGCGCTGGGTTCGCCCTCAACCTGAACAACCTGCCGTCGAACGTGAACATCAACATCGGCTTCCGCGCCGCTCTGCCTGAAACAAGCGAGAAGGTAGCTGCTTACGGGCGGCTATCCAGGGCACAGGCAAAGGAGCCCCGGTCCTTGTCGCGCCAGGTTTTGGCCGGCAAAAAATAAAAAACGCCTGTCCCGGCCAGTAGGAAACGAAAGCCGGAGCCAGGCCCAGGTTGGGAGGATGAAGATGAGGACTTATAAGAACCTATACCCACAAGTGTATGATTTTCAAAACCTGTATGAGGCCTATCTCAAAGCGAGGCGGGGCCACAGGTACCAGCCGGAAGTCCTCATCTTCACCAACAATCTGGAAAGCGAGCTGATCCAGTTACAGAATGAACTAATCTGGAAGACTTATAAAACAAGCTCTTATCGGCGGTTCTACGTCAACGACCCTAAAACCAGGCTGGTGGCTGCTCTTCCTTTTCGAGACCGGGTACTGCAACACGCCTTATGCAACATCATTGAGCCGCTTTTTGAGCGCAAGTTTATCTATGACAGCTATGCCTGCCGGAAAGGCAAGGGAACCCACGCTGGCGCGGACCGGGTAACGGAATTTCTCAGGCGGGCTACCAGGTTATGGCCAAAGCCTTATTGCCTAAAGTGCGACATCAGCCAGTATTTCCCCTCTGTCCGGCACAACACACTGCTGACAATTATCAGGCGGACCATTGCCTGCGAAGATACCTTGTGGCTGATCCAAGAAATTCTCTCTAGTTGGGTAGATACGAACGACCCTGACCCGAGGGGGCTACCCATAGGCAACCTGACTAGCCAGCTCTGGGCTAACGTCTACCTTGATCAGCTTGATCACTTTATCAAAGAGGTTCTTCGGGTCAAGTTCTACGTCCGGTACATGGACGATTTCGTAATCATCGGCGGTAACAAGGCCGAATTGTGGCAGATAAAAAGAGAGGTCGAAACTTTCCTGGACGACAAGCTGGGCTTACACCTAAACGGTAAGACAGGGATTTTCCCCATCTCTCATGGGGTGGACTTTTTGGGGTACCGTATCTGGCCGGACCATAGACTGTTGCGGAAAAGGAGCACCAAACGGATTAAGCGAGTCTTGCGGCACTTCCAAAAGCTATACAGCCAGGGAAAGATTGGCTTTGATCGAATTAACGCCACGGTCCAGAGTTGGCTAGGCCATGCTAAGCACGCTGACAGTTACCGCTTCAGGCGGAAGCTCTTTGACGCAGTTTCCTTTGTGAGGGGCGGTGGTAACGAGGATGAAGATCAAGGGCTTTTGGAATGACCCTGACGGTTTCACAATAGAGGACCTGGCTGTTTTAACGGCTCTGGGGCTTTATGTGTTCGTGGGAGCCAAGATGGCAGTGGTAAAGGATATTTCTTCAAACCAAGTAGATTTTTTCACTGTTCTTGGGTACCCAATTATTGCAGCTATCGCAAAAAGGGCCATTGAGCGGATCGGCTGGCCTACACTTGGACGGCGGGGTCAGGCTTCGCCATATCAGCCACCGTACCCTTATGACGGATATGGTTATACGCCTCCGCCACAGCCGGCCTATATCCCAAGAGACGAGGGGAGCGAAGAAGAACAGGTAAGTGAACCTGTCTCTAATAAACCAACAATTTAGTGAGGTGGTTTGGATGAGAGCTTGTATTGACCCTGGCCACGGCGGTGGTGACACCGGGGCGCTGACCGCCGATGGTCGAATGGAAAAAGATACGAACCTGCGTGTGGCCCTGATGGTTGAACAGGAATTGAGGGGCAGCGGAATTGAGGTCATGCTGACCAGGCGAGACGACCGGGACGTCAGCCTCTCCGAACGGTGCCGGATGGCCAACCGCTGGGGAGCCGATGTTTTTGTAAGCCTCCACGCCGACGCCGCCGGCGGGCCGAGCGCCAAGGGACACCATGCCATCCATAGTATCCATTCGCAACCTGGCAAGGGCGGCAACAAGCTGGCGCGGTTGCTGGTAGACCAGGTAACGCTGGCTACGGGCCGGCAACCTTTCCCCAGGGGAGACCGGGGCGTATGGACCCGAGAGAGCCAGAATCATCCAGGAGTAGACTATTATGCAGTAATTCGCGAGACGGATATGTCGGCGGCAATATTGGAGCGCGGCTTCCTCACCAACCCGGAGGACGCGGCTCTACTTTTCGACGATAGTTTCCTTCAGAAGCAAGCCCGTGGTATTGCTCGGGCCATCATGATATATTTCGGTGTAAAAATCAAGGAGGTGGCGGTGGGTATGTTTAAGGATATAGCAGGTCACTGGGCGCAGGGCAACATTGAGCACCTGGCCCAAATTGGTATCGTCCGAGGCCGAGAAGATGGTACCTTTGCACCGGATGCACCAATCACCAGGGCAGAAGCGGCCGTCATTTTGGATCGGGCTATTGCCTATATTTTGGGTGAGGTCCAGAAAATGATTAAGGGGGCGGCGTGAGATGGAGGAACTAGTACAAAAAGTAGCTGCTGATCTGCTGGTGTTCCTGGCTACCGTAGTTGCGGGCTATGCCGTGGCGTGGCTCCGCAAGCGCTTGGGTGTTGAAGGATTAAAGAAGATCGAAGTCGAATTAGCTATTAAGCAAGAACTGGCCGCCAAGGCCGTTCAGTTCGTAGAGCAGGTTTACCGCGATCTTCATGGCGAAGAAAAATACCAAAAGGCGGCCGAATGGCTGGCTGAACGCGCTCAAGAACTGGGTATTGACATGACGGCGGATGAAATGAAGGGTCTAATAGAGGCTGCTCTACGCGCTTTTAAGGATAAATTTGGGGAGCAATGGGCTAAGGCATTAACGCCCAATTAACGCCTTATGTCACCGCGTTAACAGCAGCTAAAAGGCGGCTTGGGGCCGCCTATGAAGTGGCAGGAGAGGGGGCCTTACCCATAGGCAACCCCTCTCCTCAACAAGTTTTATGCATCGATTTATGCATTCTCATGTTGCGTGAGATTTTTTCGCATCAAGCGTGAGAAGCAACATCCTATGAGAATAC